CCGACTAGATATTTATATACTAACCTGTAACTGCGTTTTTGAGCATATTATATTTATTAATATCTGTTCTATATAACCTAGCTTGCTCTGTAAGGTTGAATGTTTCCTTTGAGAATGGGTTCTTATCACCAACAGCAACTGTATCTGTCTGAACCTTTGTAGTTGTAGCTCCACCGCCTTGAGGTCTTGGGTTCTTTTGTACCCATTGAGGCATTTTGTTCATGGCCCATTCTTTAACAGGGGTTCTGTTATAGCCATCAACAATAACAACTGTTCCGTCTGCTTCCCTAGCAAGCTGATCCTTGCTTATACGAGACAATACATATTGAGGGTCGTGTACAACATCAGCTAGTGCTGTTACGGCTGGAGCTTCAACTTCAAGCTGCCTCTGCTTCTGTTCTAGCTCTTGGATTCTTTGCTTTTGCTGTGCTTCCGCATCTCTAAACTGTTGAGCCTGTTTTGCTATCGCTTCCTCGTATCTTCCTTTTGACTCAAGCTCTTCCTGTTCTTTTTTTTGCTTGAAAGCAATCAAAGCATTTACATCCACATCAGGTGGAACAGCCTTTGCTGTTTCTTTTGCTTTTACATAATCATCCATTAATTTTTTGTTATTCGCTTCCAGCTTTCTTACGCTTTCTCTTAAAGCGTCAACTTCTGATGGACTTGTGTTTGGTCTGTTTAGTTCTTCAGCCATAAAAAATTTTAACAATAATTAATAATTAGCATATCAATTAGAATTTATTTTGTCACTGAGTAAGGCCGATATTAGTTACAGTTCCATTTTTTAAGGGCTAAACCTTTTCTGGTAAGCTTTCCTCCCTTACTTGTCGGCCCTTTAACGCCTGACATTCTTGCACAAAAAGATTTTTTTCTTGCTCTTTCAGCTTTTGTAAGGTTTTTTGTCTTTGTAACTGGTGCTTTTAGATTACTACCAGTCTCTCTATTAACTTTATCTCTGCCTTTTTTAGTAAGACCACCTGTTTTGCTTTTATGTTCCTTGCGGAGATTTACTGGCTTTTTCTTTTTCATTTCTTTTTCTTCTTTTTCATAAGGTCAGCGTCTGCTTTCCTAGCACCGCCCTTTCCTGAGATAAAGCTATTAACTCTTCCCATAGCCCATGCACCCATAGGAACATTTCTTGAACCGCTAGATAGATAAGCCCCTTGCCCTCTTCTATAGACAGCAGCTAACTGTCCATATGTAAATCGAGACTTTTCTGCTTTAGCTCTTAGATTTTTTTCTACGGCTGCGGACAGTGGTTTTCTTTTTGGAGCCATCTTGTTTAGTGCGTGATTTGGAAACAGCTTTTATATCAATAAACTGACCTTTTTTGTAAGCTTCGGCTGTACTTTTGATCTCTGATGCTTTTGCACCTTTATTCTTAGCACCACTAAGGTATTTCTTAGCAACGCCAGTTTTCTTATCTTTAGCTACCTTACGGAATTTTTTCTTCACTTTTTCTTGACTTTTTTAGTCTTTTTCTTTTTTGGTGGTCTGCCGACCTTAGAACCATAAGTTCCCTTACCCATTGGAGCCATGATGTTAAAAAGTAACTGATTTTATCTTACTTCTTTTTACGTTTTTTAGCAGTTGATAAAGATATTGCCTGTGCTTGTTTTAATGTCTTGCCTTCTTTTATCAGCAAACGTATGTTGCTAGAGATTGTTTTGCTGGCCTTACCTTTTTTGAGTGGCATTAATTCATTAAATACTTTTGAACAAGTTTTCTTTCTTCTTTTGTTGTGGCATCAAGAACTACACCTTCACCAAGTTTTATAAGCATATCTTTTTCATATCCAGAACTTTTCTTTATTGCATCTGCAAGTTTCTCAGGAACAGTTTTATCTTTTGGGAATCTTTGCGTTAAAGCAAGAGCATCATCTAAATTCATAAAAGTTTAAGTGCATTGTCTAAAGTTTCCTCAACCCAAGTATAGAGTCGAGGGGCTATGTCTTGCAATCCGTCAGGGTCTAAGACGTAACAAGTAAATGATTCGGCAAATAATTCTCTAGGATTTTTTCTTGAATAACCTGTGACATATTTCATGCCACCAAGCTTTCTGTATTTATTTCCTAAAACATTTGCTCCACTACCTTTGAAATGAACTTGATGTCCTATTTCGTGAATCATAGTCGTAATCCATTGTAGATCCTCCTGTACGTTTTCGCCAGTTCCAAAAAGCTCTCTTTTTGGTGTTGGTGCTGAATAATCTCCTTTTTTCCAATAATCTGCATAAGCTTTATTTTGCTTCAACAATTCGTTAGTTTTTTCTTTAAGTTTTATAGCACTAGCCTTTGAAATTTTTGAAGAGCCTGCTCTTACTTGCGTTTGAACATTGGTGTTTAGTATTGAAGTATATCCATCATTACCACCCCCAGCGGGCCTAAAATATCCTTCAAAATCATCCCTAAAACGACTGCTTGCAAGGCTTTTTGTTCTTAAAGATTTGACTTGTAATTTCATTCTTGCTTTCATCAACGCATCTTGATAATTAGTTGAGAATTTATCTGCAAATTTTTCAGTAGTATTTAGTGCAGCATCAAAAGCGGGTCTATTTTGCACGACAATTTTTTCAAATAATTTATCAGTATTTAATTTATCGCCACGCAAATTTAAACTATTTAATAAGCGAGATTTATCCATAAATTTTCTCATTTTTTTAGTATTAGCTTTCATTTTTCCTCCGACAGCCTCTAATCCATTTAAGCTATCGTCAACAAACTGTTGAACAGTTATTCCATAACTATCTGTTATATACTTTTCAAGAGTTTCTGATGCAACTGTTGTAGAGCCAGTGATGGGCTTTTGTTTGGGTTCTGGTTTAGCAATAGTCGGTGGTGGTGTTGCAACTGTTTTTGCTGCTTGAACTACTGGCTTGATAGAACTGGGCTTACCATATAATCTTTCCAGATCTTTAAGGCTGCGTCTAGTTCCGTCATTGCGGATCAATTTTCTTAGTGCCTTCTGTCCTGATCCTTCTTTCCCAGCTAATCTTTTAAAATAATTTACTTTTGCTTGATTTCCAAGTGTCTTGATCTGTAACTTTTTATCTTGGTTTAAAAGCCAGTCTCCGTATGCTGTTCCCTGCGGAACTCTGCCTGTAGCTGATGGTCTGGTGTCAAACTGTGTTGCTGGCGGCTTTTCAAGAGTAGGATATTCCTTTTGTAAACCATCAAAGTCCACAACAGGGACAGTAGTAGATCGACAATTAAAGTGTTGCGGTGGTGTTGGGCCATTATTGTAGTCAAATGTTTGTCCATCAAGTCGCTGACAAATAGCACTTGTCTTTGAATCCAGCGTTGCAACATATTCATATTTAGGTGATACCTTTTTGTTTGCGGCATAAACAGCCTGTGATGCTTGATTTGTAACTTGATTAACAGATGTTCTAACAATAGTTTGAATCTGATGATTAGCTAATTTTGTAAGTTCTCCTCCTTTTTGAGCTATTTGTTTAACATTACCTTTCTGCTGGAAATCAAGTCTGCCAATTAATCTCCTACTGATCTGGTCTAGTGTCTCACCAGAAAAGACTCCTGACCTAACTGCTAAATCTAGCCTCTGGGCTGAAGATTCTGCTATACCCCTAAATGCTTTTTTTACTGTGTTGCCATTTGGAAGTGTTATTGCTGCTCCTTGTTGGGCTGTAAGTTTAAATTTACCAGATCCAAATTGTTTAAAATTATCTTCAGTAAATGCTTTATCTGTAAAAATATTAATCTCAGATGGATCAGTCATAATTACTGATTCTGCATATTTCTCGCTAATAGCAACACTATTGATGGGAACATTACCTGATGCCGTTACTTTCTTGAGTTCGTTTTGTATGAACTTAGACTGTAACTGTGCAACCCCTTGCAACTCTTTGTGCATATCTAAAGATGATCTAGCCCACCAAGTATCAAGACTATTACTTGATTGTTTGATTATGGCCCTTAATCGTTTTCTTGTTTGTGGTGCAATAATCCTTGCCCCGCCTTTTGCTATCTCAGTGACTTGTCTTTGATCTATTTGTCTTAATTGTTTTGCTGCATTAAGGATAATTTCATTGTAGGTTCTTACATATTTCTCTGCTACAGCATTGCCATACCGACCAATCTCAATGGTCTCCCTAAAAAAGATCTCTGGTGTGGACATTTATCATTCTTCCTGATCGGATGCTGGTTCTTCTGCTGGCTCTGCTACTGGGGCTGGTGTTGCTAGTTCCTCAGTTTCAGTCAATCCTCCATTCTGTGTGTTTTCGATCTCCTCTTCTATGTCAAAGTCATCACCTAATATTTCACCAGCAGATAGTTGATTTAATAATGTCTCCTGTGTAGTAGCTCCAGTGGTATAAAGCTGCAAATATGCTTGGATCTCCTGTGGTGTTAATCTCGCAGAAACAAAATCTCTATTAACAAAAGAACTGCCAGCATTAGGTTCGTTAAGATATTCACTATGAAACTTCAAGCAATTATCAATCAAGTCTTGCATCTGTTGAGCAACGACCATCATTGTGCTGTCATTCTGAGATCGGTCTATTTGTTTGGCCTCCGCTGATTCTCCAACTAACTTTTGACCCAACACCGCAGCTAGTGACAAAGTATTAATCTGTTCTTTAATATCATCAAGCCTTTTGAATTGGCTGTCATAACTATCACCTGATGGGCTGATATATTCCATGCGTGACTCTGGTGGTAATGATATTGCTTCACTAGGGCCAGTTGTTATCTCATCTGCATTTGGATACCCAAAGACAGCAAGTAAAGGAACAGAACTGATATGCAAGATATTGTCCAAGTCTGACTGGATCTGATAATGCTTTAGGTTTAGTTCTGCAATGTCATATAGCGGACTGCGGCTTTCATACATCCCAACTCTATTGGAATAGGCAACAGCGAATGGAATCTTATCTTTAAGGCTCATCTCACCTTCTTCAAACAATTTATATTCTCCTTTTTTCTCATCTTTTCTATGAATTTCATATCTACCACGTTCCAAGACTCTGACTTGTGTGACTGTCTTCTCACCATAAGGGCCATCTGGTTCAACAACTCTTTCCAATAACCTGATCTGTGTGAGTTCTCTTGCCCCTTCTATGACTTCACTTCTAAATCCTAATATGTCACTTGGCTTATAAGTCACCCAGTATGGCCTAGTTTTCTCTCCTTCCTTTGGTGCATCTACTAAAACTCCACAATGGCCAAACGAAATGACTGTTCTTGCTGTTTGATAAAGCCAGATATTTAGGTCATTGCCTTCTAAATCAACATCAAATAACTGCTCTCGAACTAAATCACTGCAATCATCCAAACGAACTGGCTTTCTAACCAACATCCCAGATAACATCTTCTCAATTCTCTGAAGATATGGAACTACTGTTGACCTTGATAATCTGCGGTCATAGCTATCGTCCACTTCTCTTTCAAGTTGTGGCAAGTATTTTCTATGTTCTGACCTGATCTTATATGTCCCTTCTTTTAAATCTGCTATTAAATCCCAGAATACAGCCATCCTTTGATAGGCAGAATTAGGACTAACAACTGTAGTAGGAGCCTGAGTAATCTGCTGGTTGTAAATATTTAGTGAGCTATACACAGTTTTGCCTCAATACTATCATGTTCTTAATATATTCTAATCCCTGTAGGTTTGCCCGCACGAG